CAGCCGCTTTTTCTAAAATTTCATTATTTTCTGTCATTTTTTATTTCACCTCCAGTTTCTTTTAATGATATAGGTCAGCGGAATTTAGGAAACGTCCACCCCACATAGACCCTTTTCTTATTGTATTGCCCTGAACGATCCCGCCGAGATCGCCAGACTTACGGACAGCGGTATCGTCTTCTAGACCATCCACACGCTTTCCAAACTCTTCAAGGTTGCCTTTTACCGCAGAAATATCTTCATTGGTTGTATCAACTGACTTTTTGATACCTGCAACTTCTTCTTTTAGTGACTTAATTGTTGAAACAAGTTCACTCACTGCCTCTGTTACTGAAACCTTAATTTCGTCAACAGCTTTTACAAGCTCAGAATCAGCTGAATCTGTTTCAACAACAGACTTTTCAACTTCAACGTCATCGGAAGCTTCTTCTGCAACTTCTTCTGCAGGTGCTTCTTCTGGATCAGCAGACTTAACTACTGTTTCCTCAACAGCGTCAACTGCGTCAACTGACTTTTCTACGGTTTCTTCGGCAGGAGCTTCAGCAACAACTTCTTCAGTTGCAACTTCTTCAACGGTCTCTTCTACTACTGTATTATCTTCTGACACGTTGTTCTCCTCCTCTATATTGTTTTTAACAATTGACTCGTTATTGTCAATCGCTGTTTCAAGCGTTTCGCTTGAAGTTTCTGGGGTTTCGGAAACATCTTCAGATTTAGCAAGGTCCGTGGAACCAATAAACTTGTTTAAAATTGATTTAACTGTCATAGCTTTTTCTGTATCCTTTGTCTCAACAAAACCAATATTTTTCATACTGACTTCACATGATGGGCAACTTGAATCATCAACTTCTGAAAGTCTGACGATACCGTCATTCTCACACCAGTAGACATTTTCAAGGTCTGCTTTTGCAATTATACCATCCGTTTGTTCATCTTTGTTAACTTTCTGAATTGACACCACGTTTGCAAATTGATTTGCTGGATTGTCTACCAAAGATAATTCATTAAGTTCATAATCTTTAACAACTCTAATTGTCTTAGCAACATTTTCATCATAAGCATTTTCTGAATCTTTAATTATTCCGCCGATTGAAAAACCTGAAAGAGTGCCATCAAGTACCTTTTCCCAGGTATCTTGAGCACCTTTAGAAATGTACGCATCTACATAAACACCATTATAGAGTTTATCTGTAGACTTATCAAAAAACTTTTCTTGTCTAAAATTAACAACTTTGCCAACTGCAATAGCTTGATGCATTTCTCTTAAATTACCACGGAATGTTTCAAAAGCTTTTATACTAACATCTGTAGGAACAATGTCTGCTTGCTTGTCAAGGTTATCAAGCGTAGCAAATCCAGAAACGATTCTACGCTCTACATCCACTTTAGCAATTGGCATAGATAACTTTATATCATCGTTATCTGAAGTCCAATAAGCCTTGCTTAAATTAGTCATGTTAATCCTATTATATATGTATTTTTTATATGTTTATAATATTGTTATATTATACTACAGATCTTCCTTCGCCACCAGGATTTCTTCCTGTTGTGGTTGCAGATGAATCTGAAGCCTGATCAGTTCTTTGCTGATCTCTTTGTCTTGTACCAGCCATTTGAGCATTTTGCTCTGCACGTTGTTGAGGGGTCATAACTACTGGAGTATCTCCTTGTGGAACTACTGGGAGTCCAAGTCTTGGTCTAATATCATTTGGAACAACAACTTGTGCTCTTAGATATCTTTCATCAATTTGACTTTGAGTATTTTCATCAGTCAAAGTTAGCTCATTAAACTTTAATAAAAGAATGTCTGTCTTTTCTTTAATAAGTTTATTAATTGTTTTCTCTAAATTCTTTTGAGCTGGTCTTGCTACTTGTTCTTTAAATGTTCTGTCAGATACAAGTGCAGATGCGATTGAACTACCAGGATCTGAACCAACTTTTGAAATTGGAACCTGATGTGCCATAAGAATATCGTGAACATTTGAAGTCCTGTACTTATCAAATGATCCTTCTTGAATTCCATTTTCAACTGGCTCCATCTTAAATTCAACCTTGTTATCTGCAGCATCTCCAGGAAGTGGGATGTAAAGAGTTCTATGGTTTTGTCCACGAAGACCAGATTGTAAGAATCTAAATAGTTTATCTTCTGCTTCTGAACTTAACTTTGCACCCTTTAGAGTAACAATGTATCTTGGGACAGCCTTGTTTTCAAAATAGTCAATATTATATCTTGCAGCAAGTTGATCTCCAACTACTGAAGTTGCAGCAGACACAACATCTGGAACACCATAATATGTATTCTTTGGGCTGTATTTTTTAATATGAATAAGTTCATTTGGTCGTGAGTCTGTAGTTACAGGGTTTACTGTTTTTGTGTCTTGAAAGTTTTTAAAGAAAACAACTCTTTGATTTACAATCTGAACATAACCATCACGCATACGTCTTACACGAACTGTTGTTGCAGGAATGTGACCAATGTATCCAATCTCTCCAGTATTCTTTCTTCCAATTTCAATATACCCATTTCCAGTTGCCTCATAGTCTGTCATTGCTTTTTCAAGGACATGGGTAAAAGTATCTTCATCATTCAATTCTTCAAGCCAATTTGCAAGCTCAGACTTTGCTCTTTCAACTTTTCTTTGTGCTCTGACTCTTTGATCAACATTTTCAATTTCTTCAATTCTAGCTTTAACGATGTCAGACATTATAAAACCATATCCAAGACCAACTGTATTTGCAACCTTTGCATTAATTGCAGCATGGTTTGCAAAAGAATTATCAAAAAAGAATGCCAACTCATCAAGATTGTAGGGTGGTAGAACAACATCAAAAAGACCATAGGCTGTGGTTATATCTTGTTCTGGAAATAGCTGCTTAGACTTTGCACCGTCTTGACCAGTATAAGCCTTGCTCATTCTTGTAATTCTACGTTTAAAGTTTGCATCTATACCGTCAAAACTTTTTACAAGTTCTGCTTCAGTCATAAAATCATCTGTTTTATTTGCAGATGGTTTATTCTTGTCTAGATTGTCAATTCTAGCAATAACTTCATCATTCATCTCCATGTTGTTGCAACCCCTTTGCAGCATCAGCAAAAGCACCAGTGTCGAATTCACTTGGTATGTAGCCCTGCTTCATTCTGTCAATCTGAACAGAATGCTCTTCATCAGTAATCCTTGTGACTCCTGCCATAAACTTTGCTTCTCCTGGACCAGCACCATAGTGTGCTGCAGCTTGAGTAATTCTATTAATAGCAGTTATATCATATTTTCTGGCTGGAATATTCATAAAACTTCCATCGCCATCTCCAAATATTTTTCCTGTTTCTGTTTTCCAAACATATATACCGTATTCAGCATCGTTTTCTACAACTCTTACTTTTGGTTTGTTTGGCAATTTTTGCAATCCATCTAGATAATCCATGACAATATTGTACCACAAATTATGATTTAAACCAAATATTCGTCCCAAGTGATGTCATTTATTATTACAATAGAGTCTTGAGTAACATTAACCACGCTGTTATCATTAGCAATTCCAGAAGAAAGACCAGCATAGGTATTAAAAACTTCTTCTCCATTCAAAGAAAGAACGGTAACTTCCAAGGACTGTTCATCTAAAACTTGGGTCCATGTTGCAGATCCAGACCAGTAGTTCCAAAGTTGATCATCAACAACATTCCATTCATCGTAAACAAGCAACCCTTGCTTAATAGGATTTAATTCCATAAAGCTTGCAACATTGTCTACTTTTACTCCAGAATATATTTCAATCTCACCAATAATTCCATTTAAAGGTATTGAGTTTTCTTGCAAAGATATGGCAATATAGTTCCAAGAAAGTGGTTCAATTACGACACTGTTAACAAGCTTTCCATTTAAAAAGAATTTTGCAGTAGTAAACTCTGTGCCATTAATAGAATCAAAAATTCTAAAGAAAGCTCTTTTACCATCATCTTCAGGATCTAAAACTATATCATAAGAGTTATTGGAACTAAATATTTTACCAATCTTTCTTCTTTCAATAAATAATTTAGACCTGTTATACATTAAAAACATTTGTAATCCAACAACTTCTTGATCATTTTTTAAAGTTTGATTTATTGGAATAGCAACTCCTTTTATTAAATTTTCATCTACATCTGGCAAAATTTCTATTCCAGAATCTCCAGCTAAATATAAATATGGGGAAGATTCAGTATCAATGATTACTGGAGTTTTTCTTTTATAGACATACTGATCTTCATTTTTAACTATTGGATAGAACTTTCCTGTAGCAGGTGTATTAATTGAATAAAATTGACCCTCGTCAAAAGACAGTGAAGCAAATCCCATATTTTTAATCTTTACATTTTCTGTATTTACTCCTTTAGAAGAAATTTCAATATGAACAGTTATGTAGTAATTGGTAAAACCAGATACATCTTTTGGAGGGTAAATAATAGTTCTATCATTAATCTTATATTTTGTATCTTCTGAAGAAGTAATCTCTCCTAAATCTAAAATTTTATTCATTCCAATGTTTTCTATATTTGTAAATTGAGTATAAACTACTTGTCCAAGCTCAGAAATATTTTGCAATGTTACATAAACTTTTGTTGACAAAGAATCCTCATAGTTTGAAGACGTTACATTGTAATTTGAAAAAATTGAACTTGGTGTGTCAATATTAAACTGTATTAAATCCAAGTCGTACTTCAATTCACCATTAGCCTGAGTAATGTACTTTCCAAAATACGACAAGGGTATTGAGTTTTCCCAATATCCTGCAGCTCCCACATCTAAAACTATTGAAGTGTTTGTTGTTTTTGGTAACAAGGTATAGGATCCAACATACTCATACAAGTCTTCGTTAAAGTTTTTAATTGCTATTCCAGACGAGTTAAATATTTGATAACCATCTTTATCTGTAAAGAAATCATTGTTTATTGTTAAAGAAAATATTTTTCCAAGGAATGTTTCTTGTTGATTACCTGCAAAATTTAAAGAAAGGGTTTCTGGTCTTGAAAAGAAAGATCCAACAGTTGAATAATATTCTTGTTCAATTTTATTAAAGTCAATACCAACTGCAAAAAAAGAATTTATGCCAACAGAGGCTGAGTTTAAAATAGTTTCATTGTAAATATATTGAATACTTCCAGAGTTTATTGCTACTTCAAAGATATTAGAGTCAGAACTGTTTGAAATATAAATCAGAGACTGCCTAGTTGAAACATCGCTTGAAGACTTAAGTATTGAATGCAAAGACCTTGTTTGATAACTTGTTTGATTTAGTTTTGAAAAATAAATTGTTCCATAGGATCCATTTGTTGCATAATAATTATTTGGATCCATTGAAATATATGGGTAGTCTTCATCTTGAATTATATAATTTTCTTCATAAAATCCTGAAGTAATTAAAGATTTTTGACTGTCTGTTAATGTTGAAACATTGTTAAATATAATTTCTGGTAATTTATATTCTGGCAACGTAATGCCTTTATCATTAGCCACAAGGTTATTGTAAAATCCATCATTCCACTTGCTTCTATCTGGGTATCTAATTGTAGAACTATATCCAGAAAATGGAAAATCTACATAAGACAATGTTCCATTTTTTGATGCAATAATATTTTCTTGCTCTTGAACTCCTTGACCAAAAACGTATCTCTTTTTTGCAACTTGCTCTGCAACTACATAGGGGAATATTGAAAAAGAATCTAGTTCAAAAAGATAGATAAATTCATTTGTAAAAAATCCTAAATAGTCTTCATTTTCTGGTGGGAAAGTTCCAATTTCTAATGATTCAATTGTAATTGATATTACTTTTTCTCCATTTATCATTAAGAAAATTTCATTTGGACTTTGACAAAAATGAACCAACATTGGTCTATACCATTTTCCAATAAAATAAGACTTAGTGTATTTTCCAACATTTACAGTTATAAAATCTCTATCAACATAGATTCCGTCTTCTGATGAAAGTGGTCCAAAGATTCTTCTTCTTGTAGTTGTTTCAGGATTAATTCTTAGCCAAAATTCTGTTGTAAGTGTTTTATTATATCCATACTGGTTTAAAAATCCTTTACCAGGAAATACAAGTGAGGGGAAGTTATAGTATTGATCAGAATCTAAATAAGCAGTAGAGCCAGAATTTGTAAGATACTCTGCATATCCTGAAGAAGATGAAACAATGCTTAATGCATCTTTATTTAATTTAATATTTCCAGAAGATCCATAGACCATTGGCACACCAGAAAGGTTTGCAAAGAGTGAGGTATTTAAACACAAAACATATCCATCGTTTGAAGAATCGTTAAAACCATAGGGGTCTAAAACTACGCTATTTATTGACTGGGGAAAATCTATTAAAGATAAAACGCTATTTGGCAATGCGGTTAAAGATGCACTAGAAATTCCAGTACTTACTGAGTTATAAGGCTCAGACCATTGTCCAAGAGAGACCCCGTTAAAATAAATAGAAGACTCTTCTTCATTAGCATCAACATCTGGATCAAACACAACTCTTATAAAAGGAGAAAAGCTTTCTCCAACTGTAGGTTCTGTATGAGAAATTTTTTCCCAGTTATTTGTTTTTAAAAATGAATATCTTGTATATGATTCCTCTCCATCTAAAACAAATCCTATATCTGCATAAAAAATAAAACTTTGTTCAGGAATGTAGATATAGTTGGATAAACAGACGCTACCCTTATTTGGGTCAAACTCTAGGGAGGATACAGAAGATGATAAAGATACTGTAAATTCTATTGTTGCTGCAGATGCTGTAGCAAGATATATTTTATTTACATTTAAGTCCTTATTTACATTTAAGTCATCAAAAGGATATCCAGAAAGTGTGAACACGGATGCAGAACTAACAGCATTATCAAAATCCCAATAAGAACTAGTTATTTGCTTTTCTTCTTGTGAAATTAAAGAAACAAAATAATTTGGCTCATCCATAGCCCACAAAGCCACTGGATGCTCTGCATAGA